ATTGCAGGGTTTACAAATTACTACCTACCGGATTTAAAAAGTGAGCATATCGGACACGACGTTGGAAATGGCACAGAGTACAGGGCTATGAAAGACGAAAGCCTACAAAGGGCGCAATCTGTCTGGGAAAAATACCAAAAAATTTACCACATAGATAAAAATATTAGATGCGAATTTTAGCAATAGCGTCCAAAAGTAGCGGCGTATCTTATCATAGAATCTTGATGCCAATAGTTAATATGCAAAAAGATTATTGCTTAATGACGGACGTAATAAACGAAGAAGTGGTTTCAAATAATTACGACCTTGTTGTAATGAATAGAATGCTTCATAATGTAACACCAGAGCAGATGATTGAATGGCGCAAAAAATACGGCTTTAAATTAATTGTGGATAATGACGACCATTGGGATTTGGGTGCTTCGCATATACTTTATGAATCTTATAAAGAAAATAAAGTAAGTGAACAAATTATTGCTTGGATAAGAATAGCAGACCTTTGCACTTACTCACGAACGATTAGCAGAAGAAATTTATCACTTAAATCAGAATGTTGAAATATTGCCTAATGCAATACCATTCGGCGAAGAACAATTCTTATTAGATAAAAAGCCTTCAGACCTTATCAGGTTATTTTGGTCCGGTTCAGGAACGCACGGCAAAGACTTAGAGATACTTCGCAACCCAATGAAGCGAATAAACTTTCCTGTGCGTACAATCATAGCGGGGTATAATGAAGGCGAAAAGCATATCTGGGATGGTATGATAGCATCTTTTACAAATGGGCTTAAATTAAACCCAACGATATATAACTTTAACCACGTTACGGAATATATGGCTGCCTATTGCGATTCAGACATAAGCCTTATTCCTTTGGTTGACAATAAGTTTAATTCAATGAAATCTAATTTAAAAGTATTAGAAACGGCATCAAAGAAAAACCCTGCTATTGTAAGCAACGTTCATCCTTACAGGGGATTTTATCCTGCTTGCCACGTCAATAGTCAAAAGGATTGGTATTATTGGATTAAACTTTTAGTTAATGATAAGCACGCGAGAACGCATTACGGGGAAGCGCTTTATGATTATTGCAATACTAACTTCAACTTGCACGTTGTAAATAAGCGCCGATTTGCTATTTATAATAAACTAATAGGAAATGCCGGTAAGTAAATGTTCAAATGGAAAATACAGAATAGGTACAGGTGCTTGTATCTTTGATACAGAGGAAAAGGCTCAAAGCGTATGGGCTGCAATCAGAGTTTCAATGGTTAATAGTTATAATGATTATCCAGAGGCGGCAAAGTCAAATGCTCGTAGGGCATTGAATATTAAAAAAGAAAACGACAGAGGTTGCGGAACTTTAGTAGGTTGGACAAGGGCTAACCAAATAGCTAAGGGCGAAAACATATCCAGAGAAACGATAGCAAGGATGTCAAGTTTTGAAAGGCACAGGGAAAATAGTAAAGGTGATCCTAAAGAAGATTGCGGCGCTTTAATGTGGTTAGCTTGGGGTGGTGATGAAGGCGTAGCTTGGGCTCAAAGAAAACTTGCGGAAATAGATAAGCAAAAATTTAAAGTAGGCGTTCCCCATTATACTAAAGATGGTGTATTATGGACAGGGGAAACACATAAAGACGCTTCGGGTAAATTAATGACAGGCGCAGTTCATACAGAAGATAGTGAGTATTTATACCACAAAGAAGATTTAGCAGAGGTTGGCGAAAGGGGTGGAATAAAAGGCAGCCCTAAAGCACCTAAGTCAGATACTAAAAACCCCGATCCAAAAGGCGAGGGAAGTGCAAAAGGTGATGCGGGCGGTAAAAGAGGCGCAGAGGTTACAAAAGAAGTAGAAGCAACTTTACAAAAAAAAGCAGATGAGTTTAATGATAGGTATAAAGAAAAATTAGGCTATGGCGCAAATCTTGGTGCGTTGAAATCTGTATATCAAAGAGGCTTAGGCGCATATAATACAAGTCGTTCGCCTTATGTGAAATCAGCTTCGCAATGGGCTTATGCAAGAGTAAACGCATTTTTATACCTTATAAAAAATGGCAGACCAGAGAATCCTAAGTACGATTCAGACTTTGATTTATTACCGACTAAGCATCCTAAATATCCAAAATAAAAAACCACACTAAAATATATCTAAAGCATTTTGGTTACGGAGGCGAAGATTTTATGCCCTGTGAGATTTGCGGAAGTAGAGCAGTAGATATTCACCATATACATAGAAGGGGAATGGGGGGAAGCACAGATGCAGATAAGATCGAAAACTTGATGGCGGTTTGTAGAAATTGCCATATTGAATACGGGGATAAGAAGCATTATATTGAATTTTTAATTGAAGAACATAAAAAAAAATTAGATGGCAAAAGTTAAAAGTGATTCAAGAAAGGTTAACTTTGGTAAAAGGAAACGCGGACACGCAAAGAAGTCCTTTAATAAACATAGCCCAAAACCTAAAGCATACAAGGGTCAGGGTAGATAAAATAAACCTATGATAAAAAAAGTCAAGATTACGGAAGTAATATCTAACCCTAACAACCCCCGTTTAATTAAAGATGACAAGTTTAAAAAATTAGTAAAGTCAATACAGGACTTTCCTGATATGTTAAACGTCCGCCCTATTGTAGTTAACAAAGATATGGTTGTACTTGGTGGGAATATGCGCTTAAAGGCAATTAAGGAAGCAGGGATAAAAGAAATCAATGTTGACATAGTTGATTGGAACGAGCAGCAGCAAAAAGAATTTATTGTAAAGGATAACGTAGGTTATGGCGAATGGGATTGGGATGACTTGGCTAATAATTGGGATGTTGAAGAATTAAGTGATTGGGGTCTTGATATTCCAGACTTTGCTATAAATAATGCAGATGCAGTTGAAGATGACTTTGATGTTCCTGTAGGTGGTAGCGAAACCGATATTGTTTTAGGCGATATCTTTGAAATAGGGCAACATAAACTTTTATGTGGCTCATCTACCCAAACAGACAATTGGGCTAAAATATTCGGATCGGAGTACGCAGATATGGTAGTAACCGACCCACCATACAATGTAGCTTACACAGGAAAAACTAAAGATGCACTTACTATTCAAAATGATAGTATGAATGATGGCGACTTTTACCAATTCTTATATGATTTTTATACGGCTCTCGGTTCATATACAAAAGCAGGTGGTTCTTGGTATGTTTGGCACGCCGATAGCGAAGGAGCAAACTTTAGAAGAGCAATGGCTGACTCTGGTATAATGGTAAAGCAATGCTTAATATGGGTTAAAAATTCTATGGTTATGGGCAGACAAGACTACCAATGGAGACACGAACCTTGTTTATACGGTTGGAAGGAAGGTGCATCTCATAGTTGGTATTCAGATAGAAAGCAAACAACTATATTAGAATTTAACCGACCAAATAGAAACGCAGAACATCCTACAATGAAGCCTGTGGAACTAATAGCTTATCAGATAACAAATAGTTCTAAATCAGGAGATTTGGTTGCAGATGCTTTTTTAGGTAGTGGAACTACAATGGTAGCAGCACATCAATTAGGTCGAAAATGTTACGGAACAGAACTTGATCCAAAATACTGCCAAGTAATTATTGACCGAATGAAAAAACTTGATCCATCATTGGTTATCAAGAAAAACGGAATATCTTTATAATAACAAAGAAGGAAATAAGAGAATATGGCAAACGAACAGAATTTAATACCGGTTCAGAAAGGGGAAATAAGAAACCCAAACGGGCGACCGCGAAAATATGTAACGCTACTAAAAGAGCAAGGGTATAAGCTAAGCGAGATAAACGACACGATACAAGTAATGATGTCAATGAACACTACCGAATTAAAAGAAGTTTACGATAACCCAAAAGCCACGATACTTGAAAAGACGATTGCAGGCGCTATGAATAAAAGTTTAATTAAAGGCAGCCTTTATAGTTTAGATACTTTACTAACCAGAGTTTATGGGAAGCCTAAAGAACAATATGATATTCAACAAGATACAAAGATTGAAGTTGTATTTGTTGAAGGCAAAACTATTTTATAGTGCGCATAGAATTACCAAACCCCCATATTAATCAAAAAAAAATATTAGAATGCGATAGGCGTTTTATTGTTGTAATGTGCGGAAGGCGTTTTGGTAAGTCAGAACTATCCCAAATAATGGGGATCAAGTCGGCAATCACAGGAGGACAAGTTGCATACATAACACCGACTTATAAATTGGCAAAGGCATTTTTTGAAAAGCTGACTGCTGCTATCCCATTTAAAAACAATATTAGCAATCTTAAAATTTATTGCCCTAATAACGGATCAATAGAATTTTTCACAGGGGAACGATTGGATAATTTAAGAGGGCGCAAGTTTCATTTAGTAATTATAGACGAGGCGGCATTTATCCCTGACTTAGAATCAGGATGGCAAAATAGCATACGCCCAACCTTAACCGATTATGAAGGCAAGGCGGTTTTCTTATCTACGCCCAGAGGTAAGAATTTCTTTTACTCAATGTTTATGAAACAGGGCGAAAATGATTGGCGCAGTTTTAAATTTAGTACCTACGACAATCCATATATTAATACAAGGGAAATAGACGAGGCAAGATTGCAGTTACCGGAAGTAGTATTTGAACAGGAATACCTTGCAAACCCCGCCGAGAATAGCGCCAACCCTTTTGGGAATGCCTTTATACAAAGATGCATCAAACCGATTTCAGCGCAGCAAATTGTGGCTTATGGGATTGACCTTGCTAAGTCAGTTGACTTCACCGTTATCGTAGGGCTTGACAATGGGGGTAACGTGGCTTATTTTGACCGCTTCCAGATGGATTGGCATAATACTAAGGCGAACATTAAAAGGCTTCCTATTGCGCCTATATTGGCAGATAGCACGGGAGTTGGTGATCCTATACTTGAGGACTTAATAAGGGAAGGGGTAAATATTGAGGGCTTAAAATTTACGAGTCAATCTAAGCAGCAACTTATGGAAGGCTTAGCGCAGGCAATCCAACAGGGCAAGATAGGTTACCCAGAGGGGGTAATTGTTGACGAATTAGATGTATTTGAATATCAGTTTACGGCTAATGGGGTACGCTATTCAGCGCCTTCAGGCTTTCACGACGACTGCGTTATGGCTTTAGCTTTAGCCTGGCAGAATTTCAATCTTAAAAGGGGATCAGGGCGGTACGCCTTTGCCTAATTGCATAACTCTTTGATTTTCAAACAGATATAAATTTTAACATAATTTTAAGAAAAAAGATGCCCTATATGTATAAAATATGTATAAAAGGTGTATATTTGTATAACAAAACAAACAATATGAACAGATTAAAAACCTTACAGGAAAAAAGACAAGAGCAATACAAAGCAGAAAGCCTAAGCGGAAAATGGTTCTGGTATATAATGGGCGGCGCTTTATTATTAACGGCTTTAATAGAAAACTTATAACCTATGCCTTATTCAACTTGCTGCGGCGCACATACTAATTTTGAGGAGATCGGGATTTGTCCTGAATGCTTAGATTATTGCGATTGGGAGATCGGGATTTGTCCTGAATGCTTAGATCATTGCGATTGGGAAGACGAGGACGAGGAAGACGTTGAGGCTGATAAGGAAGCCGACAACCAAATTGCTCAAACTAAAATAGATAAATATGAAAAGTAATTATGAGTTAAAACAATCCCTTCTGGATAAATTAGAGATAGAAGGGCTTGTTGAAAAAATACAAAGATTAGAAAAAACTATTGCTGAAAATGAGTTTGAATTAGCAAATATTCGTAAATTAGTAACCAAGCATTCAAACGATACAGAACTTGGAATGCTATTCAGAATAAAATACAGACTATGAACTATTGGCTAATACAGGCTATTGTTAATCAAATCAAAAGTAAAAAAAAATGATTACTAACTTTGAGGAAATTACAAAAGAGATGACAGAGGACGAAAAGAAACTTGTGCCTTTGATTATCAAGGGGTTAAGTACAAAGACTAAAGTAAATCCTATTAAGGCTGCGGATATTGTAAACGCAATAAACGAAAACAAAAATAGGTATGGCATCAAGTTATTTAGCGAACCCAGATTAAGAAAAATAATTAACTTCATTCGTTCAGAGGGCATCCTGCCTGTGATGGGTACTTCAAACGGGTACTATATTACAAAGGATCGGGCGGAATTAGAAAGCCAGATTGAAAGCCTTACACAAAGAGCAGAGGCAATAATGACAAGCGCTAACGGATTAAAAAAGTTTTTATGAAAGAATTAATTGAACTTCGGGATTGGGTGGATCAGCAATGCAAAACAGGGCAACCTTTTAATTGCGCTGACGTACTAAATAAGATTGATGAAATATTAGAAAAGGACACAGATATTGATGAAATATATTTAACTTCGTGCTATGAAATGGAATGAATTAACCCTTTGGCAGTATCAACAATTAATGCCAACCATAACTAATCCTGATAAGGATTGGACTGAATTAGATGCGGAAGTGCATAGGCTTTGTATTGTAACAGGGCTAACAGAACACCAAATAGATAGCCTTTCGCTTAACGCATTAAAGGAACTGCGTAAAGAATTAGAGTTTTTAAACGAATCTATTGAGGGCAAGCCCGTTGATTATATTGAGGTAAATAAAAAGCGTTACAGAATAAATTACAATATTAAGAATATGCCTGCGGCAAGGTATATAGAAAGCAAGGTATTTAGCAAAGATACTTTAGCAAACTTACATAAGATAGCCGCTTCAATGGTTATACCCCAGAGGCGTAATTGGTTCGGGAAATGGGTTGACGATAAATATGATGCAAGTAAGCACGAAGAATATTCAGCAGATATGCAAGAGGCTAAGTTTGTGGACGTATATCATTCGTTGGTTTTTTTTTATCAAGTTTACAAAAATTGGATAGAAGTTTCTCAGGACTTTATGATAGCGGAGATGACGAAGGCGGGGATGACACAGAGCCAAGCGGAGGTAATGGTCAATCTTTTATCAAAGTCTACGGATGGCATTATACCTGTTACCTTGTTGCCGCCCAAGAAAATATCGGCATTAAAGAAGTATTTGAAATGAAGACAATAGAGTTTCTAAATGCTATGGCGTATATGAAAGCTAAAAATTCATACGACAGAGAGCAGTCCAAAAGATTATAGTTTAGTTGTGTTTTTTTGTGAATCCCCGTTAATAGCGGGGGTTTTTTTTGTGTGGTATTCTAATCCCTTTTAGCTATTTAAGGATATGAGTGAAGCAAAAGCACAAGCGAAAGCATTAAGAGATGGCTTTCTTAAAAGTATTGGGGAATCTTTTGATATGATTGATCCGACAGAATTCCCTGTTGCTGAACAAATGCTTATTTATTACGGAAAACAATTTAATGATGAAGTTCAAAAGAACCTTGACAAATCAGGATCAATAGCTTCTGGTAAGATAGGCGACCTGGTTGTGCCAAAGGTTACTAAGTTTGGTAATGATTATGAAATGTATTTAGGATATGATAAAGACAATCCTGCTTCAGTTTATTATAGATTTATAAATAAAGGGGTGCGAGGTGCAGGCGGCGTAAATGCTAAGCCTAAAAGAGTTAAGTCTGATTCACCTTATCAATATAAGACGCCATTCCCTAATAAGAAAATGGCTACTTCAATACTTCAATGGTATAGATTAGGCAAGGCAAAGGCATCAGGTGAAACACAAAAAAAGAAGTTAACTAAAACTCAAACAAAAAGTAAAAAGCTAAAAAAGGTTGTGGATCAAGCAACTTCTTTAAAAGCATTGGCATACGCAACGGCTTCTGCAATCAAAAGAGATGGTTTAAAAACTACTTCATATTTTGATAACGCAGTAAAGGCAGTATTCAATAAAGAATTTTTTACTACAATGGCAACAGCTATGGGTGGTGATGTTCAAATACAAATTAGACAAATAGGTAATAAAATGGAAAATAATGGCTATAACAATAAATAGTACACCGGCAACATATCCGACAATGCACGAAGACCTTTGGTTTGTTGCATCTTCTACAAACGTAGGAACTACAAACTTTAAATTTGTGTATGATGTTTTTATAAATAATGCACAAGTAAGTAGAAACAAAATATATCCTTCGCCAAGTGCGGACGGAAGCTATGGAGTTTTTAACGCATCACCAATGGTGAGGGCATACGTTACTAATTATTTTGAGCCTTCTGGTTCAAGCGTTTTAGTGGCTTCAAATGATAAAATAAAAGTTGATTATCAAGTTAAGGTAGGCGAAGATTTAAACGGAACTGTTACTGCTAACTTAGCGTCTGGTTCTTTTTCTGCATACAATTACTATTCACCTTTATTCGGTGATATATTTACAGAGAATGGAAACGTTCCTTTAGTGCTATCTAATTACTACGATAATTTATTGATTGAGAATTACACAGACGATTGGTTAAGCGACAGGGATAATAGCAATATTACGATTGAGTACGGGGATCAATTTTTTATTACCTTCTTAAAGATAACAGGCGGTTCGTATTATCTTTGGACGCAACCTACAAACGAAGATGGAACTTTAGGAACTGCGGTTAGTGGTGCTATGACTTTTGCAGGAGAATTTAATTTATTTAATTTTCAAGCTGCTGCAATCAATGCTTTTTATGGTTCAACAATAATAACTGAAAATACTTATGGTTACAATGTTTATATATCACTCGGCGCAGCAACCACAAGGGTACTACGATTTAGACAAATATGTAACCCCAAGTACAGACAATATAACCTTCACTTCCTTAACAGACTTGGAGGGTACGATACAATGGCATTCAGGCTTGTCAATAGGCGAAGAAGTGAATTTACCAGAACTTCATACAGGCGCAATCCTTATCAGCTATCAAATGGTGAAATGACAAATATTGATACGTACAACAAATACAATGAAACTACGTACAACTTTGCTATTCAGCATTATGATTTTTATAACTTAACTTCTGATTGGGTTGACGACCAAGATTATGCGTGGCTTGCTCAATTAGTAGCTTCTTCAATAGTTTATATGGAAGTACAAGGTGCGTTTTTCCCTATCACAATAAGAAATACAAACTATCAATATAAGTACCAGATAGCAGACGGAATCTTTAATTTTGATTTAGAGGTTGAAGTTGGTAAGTTTTTAAATAGTCAATTTAGATAATGATTAGAACTGAAATATATATTGAAGATGAAGTAATTGATTTATTACAAGACATTAGCACAGACTTTACTTATGCGATTGATGATGTTAGGGATTTTGGCAGCCGTAATACTTCATTCAGTAGAACTATATCTATTCCTGCAACTGCAAAAAACAATAAGATTTTAGGATTTGCTTTTGAAATAGGAATGTCAAATAATCATAATACAGACTTAGCAAATGTAAATACAAACTTTACGCCATCACAGGCTGCAAAGTGCGAGGTCTATGTGGATAAGATACAGATATTTAAAGGCGTTATTCGTATGCTTGAAATAGTTATAAACAATAACGTTATACAATATCAGTGCGCAGTCTTTGGTGAATTAGGTGGCTTTATAACTGAATTAGGAAACAAGCGTTTAGAAGATTTGGATTTTAGTGAACACAATCATACATATAACGTTACTGAAATTGCAAATAGTTGGAATACTATTAATGGTTCTGCATATTTTTATCCATTGATTGATTACGGGGATGTATCAAGTAATAAAGATGACTTTAGCGTTTCAACATTTAGACCGGCTTTGTATGTTAAAGAATATATTGATAAAATATTTGAAGGAACTACATATACTTTAGATTGTGATTTTTTTGAAACAAGTTTTTTCAAGAGTTTAATTATACCTAACAATAGTCAGGGGATAAGAGGTGCGAATGATAGATTTATTTTAGGCGCAAAAACAATTTCACAAATACTATTAAATAGTAATACACCTACCGCAAGAAATGCAGACCTTCCTTTTGATACTACGACTTTACTTAATTTTACAGAGAATGCAGGAAAAAGTATATTTACATATACTGATGTTACAAAGACGATTAGAACGATTGCTTCAATAGTTGGAACATACCAAACAGATGCGGCTTCTTCTATTACGGCTACATTATATATTGGTGGCGTATCGGTGCAAGCCTTTACTCAAAATACTTCTTCAGCTAATAACCCTTTCAGTTTTAGCTTTGATTATGAAGGGAATATTTTAAATACAAATCAAGTGCGTATTGAAATAAGTGTACCTATAACGGCAAACACTTACATAGTAACGATTTCAAGTGCTTCAATAAATTTATCCCAAATAACTTCCCAGATAACAGACGTAGCCTACAATGGTGTAATATCTATAAATGAGAATTTACCAAAGGGGATATTCCAAAAAGACTTTTTTTTATCTGTATGCAAAATGTTTAATCTTTATGTATATCAGGATAACTTAAATGATAAACAAATAAACGTAGCGCCTTATATTGATTTCTATTCTTCAGCCGTTACAAATAGTTTAGATTGGTCGCAAAAGATTGACTTAGGTTCTTCTATGTCTATTAAACCTATGTCGCAATTAAACGCAAGATATTACGCTTATAAATATACGCCCGATACAGACTTTTTTAATGATAACTATTTAAAGAAATACGGACAAAGCTATGGTGATAATTTATATGATTCAGAGTTTGATTATGTAAAAGACACAGCTACTACGCAAATTATATTCGCGCCTTCTGTTTTAAGATTGCATACAGGACAAGATAAATACCATAGTGAAATTTATAAGCTATCAAACAATAATACAAATGAAGACCCGATGGATAGCGTTATTCGTATCTTAATAGCTAAGAAAATTACAGGCGTTTCAAGTTGGCATATTAAAAGCGGTAGCAATGGCACAGGTAGTAATTTAGCAACCTTAACTTCATACGGATATGCAGGACACTTAAACGATCCAACAAACCCGACTATTGATATTAATTTTGGAGTTCCAAAAGAGTTACAATTTCCGGCGACTACCTATCCAACAGATAATTTATTTAATACATATCATTTGCCATACATATTAGAAATAACAGATATTGAAAGCAAGCTATTGTCTTGCAAAATGTATCTAAATACTTTAGATATTTACAATCTGGATTTTAGCAAATATATATGGATCAATGGGGTATTATTTAGGCTCAATAAAGTAGATGGATATAACCCAATGGCATATCAAACAACACAGGTTAATTTATTAAAAGTAATAAACACGAATTAATGGCAGAAGAAATAATTGGTATAAAGGTAACCACCGATACAGCGCAGGCGACCGCAGATGTACAAAAATTAGACAAAGCGTTTAATGAAACAGATACTTCGGTAAAAAGTTTAAGAACGCAATTAAAAGAAGCGCAGGCACAAGTTGGTGCAATGGCTGATAAGTTTGGTGCTACTTCAAAAGAAGCAGTTATTGCTGCAAAGCGTGCGGCTGATTTAAAAGATAGAATCGGTGATGCTAAGGCGTTAACAGATGCCTTCAATCCAGATGCTAAATTTAAAGCGGTTGCGGGTGCATTGTCTGGAGTTGCGGGTGGATTTGCTGCGCTTCAGGGTAGTATGGCTTTATTTGGAAAAGAGAATAAGAATGTTGAAGCGGCTTTATTAAAAGTAAATGCGGCAATGGCTTTATCTCAGGGCTTAAACGCTTTGGGTGATTCAATAGATAGCTTTAAAAACTTAGGTACACAGATAAGAGCAACAAGTGCTTTTCAAAGTGCTTATAATTTTATTATGGGTGAAAAAATTGAACTTGAAAAAGCAGATACTGCTGCAATGGCTACTAAAACTATTGCTACAAAAGCTCAAGCAACTGCAACAGATACGGCAACCGTTGCAACAACAGGTTCAACAACTGCAATGAAATTATTTAGAGCAGCTTTGTTAGCAACAGGTATATATGCTTTAGTTGTTGCATTGGGTTTAGTAATATCTAATTTTGATGCTATTTCAAATTGGATAAAGAAAAGCCCATTGGGTAGTTTAGCAAAAGGCGTAGGTGCATTAGTAGAACAATTCACAGACTTTATTGGGGTTACAAGTGAGGCAGAAAGAAACTTAACTAAATTATCTGCTGCAAATAAAAGAGCAAATGAAGATATTGCAAATAGAATTAAAATTTTAAAAGCGCAAGGAGGTTCTGAGGAAGAAATTTACAAATTAAGCCAACAAAGAATTGAGAATGAATTAAGTACATTAAGAGAAAGTTTAAAAACAAAAGGTAAATTAACAGATGAAGAAAATAAACAATTCAGAGATTTAAAAACTGAACAATTAGTTTTAACTGCTGATTATAATAAAAAGACTGCTGATGCAACTGCAAAGGCTAATGAAAAAGCAAAAAAGGATCGTGATGATGCTGCTAAGCAAGGAATAGAAGATACCAAGACGGCTAATAAGATGCTTATTGATTTACAGAATGCAAAGAGTTTAGCAATAATAGAAGATGAAAATGCTAAGGCTTTAAAGCAATTAGAAATAGATAAAAAAAATAAAGAGGATGAAATTAAAAGATTAGAAGTTCATCAATCAGTTAAAGATGAATTAATTAAACTTAATAATGAAAAGTATGATGCTGATAAACTTGCTCTCGATAAAAAAGCAAAAGAGGATACAGATAAAAAACAAAAAGAAGACCAAGAAAGCCTTGACACTTTTAATGAAAAAATAAAAGATATTAAGATTGCTGCTATTAAAGATGATAATGAAAGAGCAGAAGCAGAAAGATTAGCTAAACTTGAAAAGGATTTAAAAGAATTAGAAGAAGATAAAGATTTTCTAAAATTATCAGAAGATGAAAAAGCTAAAGTTAAAAAAGATTTAATTACTGCATCAGAAAACGCATTATATAAAGAAAAATTAGAAAGGGCGCAGGCTGCATTTAATGCTCAAAAAGATATTGAATATAATTCTTTGAAGTCTTTTTCAACTATGTATGGAGAATATTGGAAAGTTGTAAGAGCATTAGAAAAACAAGAATATGAAAATGATATAAAAAATGCTCAGGGCAATAAAGATAAAATTGCTGAAATTGAAAAAAAGCATTCTAAAAGTATTATAGATATTCAAAATGAAGAGTTTCAAGCTAAAAAAGATAGACAATTAAAATATGTGGAATTGGTTGATGCAGTAGGTGGTTTATTACAACAAATTGCAGGTAAAAATAAAGCATTAGCAATCACAGGATTAGTTTTAGAAAAAGCTGCTGCTATTGCAACAGTTGTAATACAAACTGCTAAAGGTATTGCTGCTGCTACTGCTGCGGCTGCGCCATTAATTGCAAATCCATTTACTGCTATTCCGGCAGCTGCTTTGTTGGCTAAATCAATTTTAATGCAAAAGATTTCTGCGGGTATTGCTATTGCAGGAATTGGTATTGGTGCAGCGCAAGGTATTGCAGCTATTAATCAAGCATCTTCTGGTTCAAGTGGTAGCGGGGGGACATTGCCTGATTTAGGAGG